TAAGTACTTCTTCACAACTATTGTCTTTAACAAAAGTTGGAGACCAACATATTTCGATAATGGGACTCCCACTTTCATCAAATTCTTTAAAATTTACAGAACATTTTCTATCTAAATTGCGTAACTGAATTTCTAGTCTACGAAGAGTAAGACCAGCAAAATAATGATATACATTCCCTTCATCTATTTTTTTAGTTTTTTCATATTCAGTAAAGAACTCAGCAACCCAATTTGCGACTGTTTTTTGTCTAGAAGCTTGCTTAGCAAATTGTTTATTTCGGGCAATTTTTGCCTCAATTTGCTTCATCATGTCCTGCTTAGCACTAGACATCGCGGACCTGCTGAAGATTCTTAAAAAACCGTTGTGCAGTAACTTCATGTCCTTCTCTTTTTAATACATCATTCCAATCTAACTCGTCATCGAGTGTAGTTGAATAATGAGTAAGACATTTATGCTTCACGGCTTTAGCTAATCCTTCCCGTCCAGCTTCATCGGCATCATAAGCACCAATAACTCTAATATTCTGAGAGATCAATTCTTGTAATACCTCTTGATGATGTTTTGTGACATTGCATCCAGACGTGCAGATAAACTTCCATGGATTCTTAGAAATACCTCCGTATTTAAGATTAAAGGCTTGTTGTAGACTAATGGCATTAAAATATCCCTCACAGACACCAACAGCTTTTATGTTAGTAACAAAAGGTCCTTGATTCCAAAGACCAAATAACATTCCTAAACGAGTACCAGGAAGTGTGTCTATCTTTTGTTCGTCTCCGTCTTTATTAATTCGTGTTTTAAGAAAACGAATTTGAGCTCCACAAAAATGATCTAGAAAATAATAAGGAAAGACTATGCCTTCTCGTTCTATATCGTAATACATATCTCCATCAAGATTTAATCCTCGAGATTGAACATATTTCGTACCTTTTTCTGCTCGTGGATCTGAAAGAGGAATGAATTTGACAGGCCACTTCATCACTTGAAGTTCATTTGGAGTTGCTTCTTTGAAGTCAAAATCACCCTTGAGAAACTCCGGCAAGGATATCTCTCCAAGATAACAGTATTGACGTAGCGAATACCCACGCTGACACACGCCATTGCAAAAACACCAAATATCACCGGATTCTGGCTCTCGATGCCAATTTAGCGTGTCATTTGGACGCTTGCAGATTAAGCACTTCTTAGTTGAGAGTCCACTCATGATTATCTCCTTTCCTTAAATTGTCTTTTGCTAAAAGCCATTGAAGATTAGAAAAATGCTGTAACTTAATCAAGTCTTCTTCTGAAGAGGCCGAAGAACATGGTTTTATGTGATCTATATGGATGTTATCTTGTATGGTAGGAAGTCTTCCATAATTAGTTATAAATGTCTTTTCAAGATGCTTCATAAGATCTTCAAAAGTACATTGTAAATATTGGTAAGTTCGACTCTTTTTAGAATACCCTTGGTGTTTGAGGGACATCCCTATAAGGCGTCTTATAGCAACCGTTAAGGCATATAATTTATCTATCTTGAGTCTTTCTTTTCTGTGCTTATTCATGCGGTTTCTTATAAGTTCTTTATTTTTAGACTTATATTCTTTTTCATAAATTAATTTTTGGTCTTTATTGTCAACATACCATTCATGTTGCTGCTCACTAACATGTTCTTTATTTAAAAGACTCCACTGTTTCTTATCTTTGGCAATCTTCTCTTTATTTGATTTTCGATAAACTCGACTCTTTTTTGCTACCTTTTTCTTATTCTTGGTTAAATATCGCTTTTCATAAGTCTTTTTACATAACTTACATTTTGCCCCACTGTTCTTATAAAACTCTGAAAGAGGTTTTATAAAGTTACACCTAGTACACTTCTTAGTATTAAAACTCATTTTCTATCCTTAAATTTTTTACCAACTTGAAAATCAGCACCTCTAAATTGTTTATTTTGTTCATCTGAATCTTCTTCATCTGTCTCCAAACCAGCTATAGAAGCATCAGTAACCCATTTAGTTTTCTTTGTTTGAAAGGCAATATTTGTTTTATGATTTGGTACCCAAATACAAAGATCTCGGTCATATCCAAAACATTTGTTGCGACCAACGTTGTCTCCTTCAAAACGAGCTTTATGACTTTTAATTTTGGTTTCATACGTAGTTGCTACAGAAATAACTTCAATAGCATCAGTACAAACTGTATAAATAAGTCGGCGACCATGTAACCGAGTTTGAAAATCTGCTTTATCTTTTGATGCAGGATGCAGTTGCGCCATGACAACAATAGGTCCATTAAAATCAACCTTCAAAAGATCAAGATCATTGGAAAATGAGGCTTGTACCTCATTAGTAGATAAACCTGATCGTCTAGTATCCCAATTCACCTTCGTGTAATAATCAATAATAATTGCATCATGTGTATCTTTATTAGCATTTAAAACAGACATTACGCCATCTCGAGAAGTGACATACGCAGAATTATTCTCATATTTAGTATCAATGACAGTAACTATTGGAGCTAAGGCTGCAACTTCTTTACGAACAGCGTGCATTTGTCCTGGATTCATTCTTGGAGGTTTAGAATTATAGTCATAGAAACTTAATCCAAGTCGAAGACACGCAATTCTTGCCATTACGGATGGAGCACTTTCTTCACCGGAAATAATAAGAACACGCTTCCCTTCACATACAAGACTTTTTGTCACCATAGCAACTACAGTAGATTTACCACGACCCGAACCTGCACCAATAAGAAGTAATTGATGATAGTAAAGACTAATAAGCGGAGCCAACTCTGGACAAACAAAATCTAAACGAGTGAGACGATCTTTTGCCTCTTGGTCAAGACGAGACATAAGTTCTATCGCATCTGTTTGTGCTGGTGCTAAATCTTTGTTAAGTTCTTGTTTAATACGAGCTTCTTCTTCTCGAATAACCCGAGTACTTACAAGTTCTTCACGCTTGTTGCGAAGATCGTTAAGTTTATCTGGTGCCCCTTTTTTAAGAATAGCATTGGCTATCTCTTCATTTGTAATGGCTACCACTGTTACTCCTTAATTTAAAGTAAGATTATCTTCTTCAGCTACAAATTCTGAAAATTCTTGTTCAAGATTCTTTGACATAATTGATACTTTTTTCACTATTTGTTGTGGATAGATATTAAAAAAAGCAACATTAGCTTTTGAAACTATGCCGGCCAACCAACTATCCTCAAATTCCTTTTCAGTTCCAATCTTAGAGCTCGGGGATTTGGTCTTCCTATATTGAAATCTTATAAGTCCTTTATTTGGTGAATGAGCTTTTATTGCTTTCGAGACAAAATCATATGCACTTGTAGATTCAAGACCGCTCTCCTTAAGACTATAGAATAGTTCCTCAAAATTTAATTGAACAGAGGACCAAGAACGGTCTCTAGTTGATAATGAAGATTCCCATTGTTTAAATATAAGTTCGTGTACAGATAGTGGCATATTTTTCTATCTCAATTTGTTTAGAATCATTCCATATTTTACATGGATATGAGAAGGGCCAATCTTTCTACAGTATACAGCACCATGGGTGTTGACCATTATAAAGGGTTGCAAAGTATAATATATTGATGAACATTATTTTGACAAATGAAAAGCTTGAATTTACAGATCCTATAGATCAGGTTCTTGATTTTGCTAAGAAAAATTTGTCTTACAAAGATAAAGCTAAGCAATATCAATTAAAACGAATATCTAAGAATCCGTATCTAAGAACTTCACCTGCATATGCAGCCTTACTAGCTTCTGTTAAAGGTCAAGTTTTTGAGTTAAAAGGCAATATTCTTTCTATGCCTTCGGGTTTTGTTAATTTGTTTATAGAGAATTTTCCCTCTTGCAATTATACAGATTTACGCAAAGAGACAGGAACCAAACTCGCTCTTCCGTGGAACATCGCTCCTTATCCTTTACGTACATATCAAGAAGAAGTTGTTGAAGCCCTTCTAAATCCATTGCAATATCGAGGTATTGTTAATTTTGCTACAGGTCTTGGTAAAACTTTGACTGCAATCCACTTTATCAAGCATTACAAGCGAACTGCCTTAATCGTTTGTCCTTCTGATTCTGTGGCCCAACAATTTTATACCCAATGCATAGATGCTTTTGGCAAAAATAAAGTTGGATTCTATGGTGGTGGCAAGAAAAAAATCAATGACATCACAATTGGTATTGCTGCATCCATTACACGCAATACAGACGATTTCAAAAAAGCAAATTTTGGTACTGTAATTTTTGACGAGATCCATCATATCGCGGCAGATACATTCTATAATATTGCTGAAGCAGTGTCGGGTGCAGGAAAGATCTTTGGGCTCACAGCAACTGATTATCGGTCAGATGGTAAAGACATTATGATAACCGCCGGATGTGGTCCTGTAATTGCTTGTCGAGACGTAAAATGGGGAATCACAAATGGATATCTTGCAGAACCTTACTTTCTAATCCATGAAGTGAACACTGGTGGAAAAGATTTCCGTGACAATAAAATCAAAAATTATAAAGAACACATCTTAAACAATTCTATTATGAAAAATATCATTATGAACGATGCACTTAACATGATGAATGCGGGTCGCACAGTACTTATATTAGTAGATGAGGTTGAACATGGAAAAGAACTTTCTCAGCAACTCGGATTACCTTTTGCAACTGGGGAAGATCCTAAGTCACAAGATTATGTCGACAAACTCAACCTTGGCACAGTCCGAGGACTTGTGGGTACGGACGGCAAAATTGGAGAAGGCTCTGATACACAAAATGTGGATGTTCTCATTCTTGCTAACTTTGTTGCATCCAAAGGACCCGTTATTCAAGCAGTGGGCCGTAGCCTTAGGAAAACTGCTACGAAAAGTCGATGCATCATCTTAGACTATATTCCACTCGGTTCAGAACAGCTTACTAGACATGCTTGGGGCCGAGTTGACTACTATCGTGACATAACCGATAGAGTAAAAATTATCTATGCTGATTAAATCATGATAAAATAGTCTCACTATGAGACAAATCAATACTGCTGGTCTTAATCTAATCGAATCGTTTGAAGGTTGTATTCTTCATCCTTATCTTGACGCAGTCAAGCTCCCTACGATAGGAATCGGAACTACAGTATATCCAGATGGAAAGAAAGTTACGATGAAAGATCTTTCTATTACTAAGGATCAAGCACGGGCTTTCCTAAAGAGTCATATGGATAAAGATTGTGTCGCAGTATCTACCTTAGTTAAAGTAGTTATTAACGATAATCAATTTGCAGCGCTTGTCTCATTTGCCTACAATCTAGGTACTGGCGCTCTCTCTACCTCAACTCTCCTAAGGAAACTGAATTTAGGAGATGTAGCAGGAGCAGCTGATGAATTCTTAAAATGGACTCATGCTGGTGGTATTGAACTACGGGGTTTAGTTAGGCGTCGTCAAGCTGAACGAACACTATTTCTTCGTCCAGTTTAATTTATAAATACCTATAAATCAACTTAACTAGTTTATTTTAGAAGAATTGTTTCAAATTCTTCATTCCTAAATTCTTCTTCTTAGGTATAATTATCATTGTCTCACTCAGGTTCAGAATCTCTTTATCTAATTCTCTTCTACACAAGGACAATTTTGTGGATATCCAAAAATCTATGACTGCTAAAGCTCATGCAATTATGCAGAAACTCAATAAGGACACTTTTGAAATCAAAGTGGAAGTTCTCGAAGGCGGAACAATGCCCTCTAAAGCACACGACTCTGATGCTGGCTTTGATCTTTATGCTACAGAAGACATCACCATCTATCCTGGCCAAGTAATGAAACATCCGCTAAATATTCGCCTAGCTCTTCCTATTAATACTTGGGCCGAGATTACTTCTAAGAGTGGTCTTGGTGCTAAAGGACTAATGGTGTACGCAGGCGTGATAGACGAAAACTATAGAGGTATTCCACATGTTATCTTTACAAATCTCTGGATTATTCAAGGTTTAGATGAAGATCATATTCCCTTAATGCGAATTGAACCTATAGTTATTAAGAAAGGTGAAAAACTGGCTCAACTAATCGTGAGTCCTTACTCAAGAAACTTCTATCTAACTCAGGTAGATAAAGTTGAAACTGATACTGATAGAGGAATTGGAGGTTTCGGTTCTTCGGGGGTTTAACTAAAAGTAAAAGTAAGTATAAGATTAACTATGATTGATTCTATAAAAACAGAGAATATAAGTACTCCCAATGTTAGGATTTCTAGTTTAGATTGTATGCATCCAGATGCAATTTGGTCGAAAAACACAGAGATTTGTATTACTCGTGTTCCGATTAGAAAACGAGATGGTTTTGATATTGATGTGTTTAAGAAATTTGTAACTAAACTTAAGCAACACATGATTCCAAACGGAATCGTTTTTCTTATCTGCTACGCTCCAATTGAAGCGAAAAGTCGGCCTTTTGAGATAGCAAAGACTATGAGTGATGCTGGTTTTTTTCATATTGATAATATTGTTATTCAGAAGACTTGGTTCCCAGGTAAACGTTCTGAAGTTAACTTAGTTAACTCACATGAATATGTTCTTCATTTTTGTAATGGGAATGTATGGAAATTAGATCGTCTTCCACTTCGTAGATATTTAGGTACTGATGATGAAGTTAGTTGTCCGGGTAATTCGTGGACAGTTGAGACAGGTTCACTTGATGAAGCTTATCCAGTTGATTTAGCTGAACTCTTAATCAGAATGACAGATTGTTTACCAGGATCCATCGTTTTAGATCCTTTCGGTGGAGGAACAGGTTCACTTAAGGCCGCATTACATTTAGGTCATATATTCAACGGTTTTAATGTGGACGCAAAAATGATAAAGAAGTGTGAAACTATAATTAAAGAATATGCAGAGAAAAATAGAATTAAGAGGGGTAATAGTGAAAACCAATGGTCTTAAATGTGGGGTTTGTCAAAAGATTCTAGGTTATAGGAATAAGACTGGTTTTTGTACTCAACATAAGGGCAATAATACTCTAAAGTGCTCCTGTGGAGCTGATATTTATTATCTATCGAAGACTGGCAAATGCCAAAAGTGTTATGATAAAGATTATTATCAAGTAAATTTAGATGACTTAAGAAAACAGACAAATGACTATTATCATGAAAATAAAGAAAGTGTTAATCAAAAACGGGCTTTAAGAGAAAAAGAACGCTGGCACAGTGACCCCAATTTTAAATTGAAGAAATCTCTTAGATCTAGATTTAAGAAAGCAATGAAAGAAAATTGGGTTAAGGGGTCATTTACTAAGAGTTTGGGGTGTTCTATTGAAGAACTTAATAGACACTTAGAGCTAAAGTTCTATTCTAACTCCATTACAGGAGAAATAATGAGTTGGGAAAATTATGGTAGTGGTCAAGGAACATGGCAAATAGACCATAAAATTGCTTTTTGCTCAGTTGAATTAACTCCGGAAAACATAAATTTAGTAGGACATTATAGCAACTTACAGCCGCTTTGGTTTGAAGATCATTGTCGGAAGACGATTGAGGATACAAATGCTTTACGAAAAACAAAAAAGTAAACAAATTACTACAGATAAAGTTGAAATTAAACGTATTGTTCAAACGGCATTAAATGAAATGTCTGCTATAGTCGGGTCGACGTTAGGTCCCGGAGGCAGAGTAGTCTTAATCGAGCGAGATAATCTAGCTCCACTGGCAACGAAGGATGGAGTTACGGTTGCTAAATCCATTGGTATGGCTAATGCTCAAGCTTCTGTTGTTGTGGAGGCTGCTAAGGAGATCTGTTTACGTACTGCGAAGGAATGTGGTGACGGAACAACTACAGCTATCGTTTTGGCTAATGCTCTTGTTCAACATGCTTCAAACTTTCTAGAAGTTAATCCCAAATACAACCCCCAGCGAATGATTAATGATCTTAATAAGGTTTATGAAAGTGTTATTATTCCGTTCTTAAAGAAACATGCTAAGTCTATTGAATCTCGGGAGAAATTGATTAATGTTGCAACAATCAGTGCGAATGGAGATTCCATTATCGCTACAGCAGCAGTTGATGCAGTTATGGCAGCAGGAGAAGACGGGCAAGTTCTGGTGGAGGAAGCTGATGATTCAACTATCCGAGTTGAATCGATGGAGGGATGCATCGTTACATCAGGTCTCAAGGATTTGGGGGCTATTGGCGTCTCCTTCATCAACGATAGGGCCAATCAACAAGCAAAAATGGATGAAGGCTTGGTATTTTTATTTGATGGGTCTCTCAATGATCTCAAAGTACCAGCTGCTATTCAGCAGGCCGTTGAAGGAACCAACTTATATGGAAAGCCGATTATCATATTTGCACATCACTTTGCAGATGTAGTTT